TGAACTCGATATCTTAGTTGAGGTGCTGTCCATTTACCAGGCTTGGTTTTCTTTTTCTTCCTTGTAAACCCGTACATTATATCCGCCTTAGTTGATAATGGCCAAGTAAAGGCATAGCGTTCTCCGGCGGCTCACGATCAACCACTCTATTCTCATACGCGAAGAGCACCCATTCGATTAACCCTGTCCGAATCCCCTGCGGTACATCCGTAACCTTATCACCATAACCCGCATCGTATACAATCTCATAACCGCCATGCGTTCGATCAGTATTAATCGGTGGCGTGGCTCCGTTTTTAATCACAATCCGTCCAGGTACGATATCAGCTCGCGTATAATAACTATCTTTACTATACGTTGTCTTCGCACCCCCTTCAGTAAGGGTCTTAATCGATACTACTTCGATCAGAGGTGGCCGGGGGAGCACGACTATACCCTTCTCCGGCCACCAATCTAAACTGGCAGTTATTTCTTGGGTAATAAGTGCCCTGCCCATCCAACCTTCAGCAACTTCACGTACAGCAGTGATCATCGAACCCAATAGTGCGTCTTCTGCCTCGGTATCAATTCTGCCATACTCACGAACATTAGCAGCTGTAATAGGCTCGCGGCAAGGAGGATCAGTAATGCTGAATATCATATTGCCATCGGCAGGCAGTTTTTTATCAATAAGTGCCACGATTAGTAGCTCCTTCTCGCAGGTTTAGCCTTATTGGAATTTTTCTTCCTACCGGGCTTCTCCTTCAACGGCATAGCGTCGGTGTCGTTCTTTACCTCCGGCGCGGGTATAACCTCCGGCGTTACAGCTTTATTCCTCGGAGCATCAACGATGCTCTTCCGTGTCCGTTCTTCTTTAACTGGTTTAGCCGCGCCCATATCAATAAAAATATTCGCCAAATGTTCCGGCATTTCATACGACTTACCGGCCAAATACTTCTCTACCCGTATCCCGTTTGGAGATCCTTTCTGCTCCTCTAACATAGTTACTCGCATATTACCCTCCTTTAACCGCCGTTTATGACGATGCGCGAACAGTTAAACTCGCATTATTGCCCACGATCGACCATTCACCATCGGTTACACATGCCAATTCAATCCAACCAAGTGCCGACATCTCAAAACTTGAAAGAGCAGAACCCGTAGCCCTCACGAGTGAGACGCCTGTAACTCCACCGCCTGTAGACGCAAAGACACTTATATTCGCATCGGCTACGAAGTTCATAAAATCAAGCCTAAGCTTCATACCTGTAGACGGTACTGGCAATCCCATACTACATTTTGATTGACCAGTTGGGGCAGAAAACATATGGTTACCATAGCCAGGTGAGAACAGGCTATTCAAAAGTACTGAATCATCTGTAGCCTGTTCGGTTATTGTAAACTCTGATCGTAGCCAATTCCGCATAGATTGAGCAGCAACGGCAGTATTACCGAAGAAAGCAAAATCAGTCCCCTGGTAAATACCAATATCTGCTTGGTAACTGGCGTCCTTTGTTGAAAATATATCTGTCATTTTGTACTTCCTCCATTCGTTAAGATTGAAAATGGTAAGGGGCACACACCGACGCTACCCCTTACCGGCTTCCGCCGGACAGGAAAGGAGACATCAACCTCCCCGGCAGAAGATCCTTAAGGACTTAGCCTACAAAGTCCAAGTCCTCGTCTAAATTAACAGGCCAGTTTGCAGGGTAACCAAGCAATGCAATTGCACCAATCGGCTCTGAACCTGTAGTAACTGTACTATTGGTGTCAACAACCAACCGTACATACCGTTTATACCCGCGATAACCAATCTGAACCGTGCGACTTCCAAGGGCTGACATTACAGCAGTTGCATCGGCGCCAATAGTTCTCCAGATACCACTTGTGAGAGCAGTTATTGTGCTATCGAGACCAATCAAATCAGTTGCGGACACAAGGGCATAAGTAGACGGGCCTGCTCCAAGAGCGCTTGCATCAGTATGTTGCAGAATAAATCCAACATAACTGGTGCTGGTTATGATACTAAGGTTACCAATATTAACACATATAGTCAGACTTTCATAACCTTGGGTATCAATATCAACTCCGGTCAAATCAGCATCAAGTACTTGCTGAGGCTCAAAGCACTGGAAAAACTTAAAATTACTATAATCATCTCTTATCATCTTTTTTTACCTCCATTTACATTGTTTAAAAACCACTAAGCAGCAATCTACTAAGCAGCGATAACACCGATACGGCCAGCGTCGTAGTTAATAACATCGCCACCAACACGCTTACGTGTATAAAACTCAATATACGGCTTGGCGGTATAAGGATCGCGCTGAACTGTGATTCCCAGGCGATCAACAACCATATAAAACTCTGACCAGTCGGCAAGCGCCACACTAAGCGCGCCAGCTGCGACCTGAGGCATGGTTGTGCTCATACGAACAGGAAGACCGTCAAGCTGAGCAGGCTGTCCAAGCTGCATACCCTGTTGCCATAACCACTGACCGTTGCCATCTTTGAGTTTCATGGCTTCTGCAACTGTAAGACGATTCATTATCCATGTGCCGCGGTTAAGGTAATCCTCAACGAGGGAATACTTAACGTCCTTAAAGCCATCGGCGGTCAGCGCGGTTGCGTGTCCCATATTAACTCGCTCGACCTTACCATATTCAGGAGTTCCTGCGGTCGTAACGTTATCATAGGTTAGATATCCACGAGGCTTACCGACGCCATCGCCGGTAACGAATGCAGCGCCTTCGGCACGGGCGAACCTACGGCCAACATGATCGGCATGCCAATTCTCAATATTAATTCCGCTGTCTTCAAGCAGTACCTGAGTCGCTCTTGGTTTTGCGTACAGTACATGAACGGGAATTCTCTTTTTCTTGAAATCAGAAGTAGTAGTCTCATCTCCGGTCTCGGTCTCACCTTCCCAGCCAAACCCTGCCTGGCCCCAGTCGACCATCCATTCAATTGCGCCGGTTGAAATTGTTTCTACCGATGCCATTTGACGAATCGGGTCCATCTCGTAAATACGAGATATAATCCTTGTAGACATCGCAGGTGTTACGGTATACCCACCTTCAGGATCGGCACCGACGGTAAGCTGTTTCAACTGGTCGGCGTTCATGGTACGTTCGGAATCTTTCTGACGCATAAAAGTTTCAAAGTTCTCCACGTAACCTTTATATGCTTCCATATTAGGCTGCATATTCTTTACCATATGCCAACGTGCGCCTTCTTCCTTAAGGGCCAAGCATTGTATCTGAAATTGATGAGCAAGTTTTACCTCATCGGATTCAGTCTGATCGCCGGATACTCCGCCCGGACGCTTAAAGGCAAGTTCGAGACCATCAATCCGTTTAATCATCTTAGACTGATGTTCCTCGCGATCCGCTTTCTGTTTTTCCTTCTCTTCGGCATAGGTGGAGTCCATCTCGCCCTGGCGGGTAGTAATTGCCTCGGATAGTTTTTCAATCTGCTCCTTAACCAGTGGGTCAAGCTGATCTCGGCTTTTCTCAACGAGGTGTTTAAACTCATTAAGTTCCCTGTTCAGGTCTTCATAATTTTTCTTATGCACCTGACCATTGGCATTTACGGAACGATCAATCTCAGTCAAAACCTGCTTAATCAACTCAGGATTCTTTGACTGTTCAATCAACTTATCTCGCTCAACTTGAGCATCTGCATCTTTCGTTAACCATTTTGGTTCCATGTTTATTACTCCTTTATATTATGTTTAAAAATCGCTAAAGCGCGCATTGCGTTCTTGTAGCGCGGTTAATAACTCAGTTGTAAAACCAGTTTCCATTATTTCATCGTACTCGTCTTCTCCTCCTTTCAAGTTCAAACCTGGATCTCTCAGGGCTGTTTTATCTAACAGACTTATTATATACTCAGCGGCCTTTCTTGATAAACCTGCATCTCGCAGTTTACCTTCGAGTTCCCGCTCTGTCGCACATCCTTCAAAATCTTTTACCGTGGTAATCGTCGCCCGTGTATTGGCTGGAAATGTTACAGGAGAGATTTCCCACAGGTCTAATTTCTTTAAATATCGTATCGACTGGCCATTAGCTTTTTCTACCCATTCAAAACTTTCAGGGTCGCGCATTCCATTT